ATACTATTGACACTAATAAATGGAACATCTCCAGATAAAATACAAATATTTGTTATATATTCTGGAGTTTTAGATAAAAAATTTTTACAACATAGTATAGCATGACCAGTTCCTAATGGTTCATTTTGAACAATAAATTGTATTTTTGAATCTATAATTTCTTGATTAATATATTGAGCAATAGTATCTTTAATAAAAGTATAAAATTTTCCAACAACAATTGCTATTTTATATACATTTAATGTTAATGATGTTTCTAAAATATGAATCAACATTGGTTTATTTTTTATTTTATGTAATACTTTCGGCAATTCTGAATTCATTCTTTTACCTAGTCCTCCTGCCATAATTATTATACACGAATTAGAATGATTATAATTAGTATTTTCCATATTGAATTATATATTAGACTATATAAGCGAGTTACCTTTATATTTTAAAATATCAAGAATTTTACTAGTTGTAGGAAATTCTTCTTCACCATATATATCTTGTAATAATAACCATTCAAATAATCCACCTATATAAACATATAAATTAACAAATCCAAGTTTATATAATTGATTATATTTACTTATTACTTTTGAATCACTACAATTTTTTCCATAAATTAAAATATTAATATTATTATTTTCTTTAGAATTTAATATTTCTATTTCTCGATTTGGATCTAATGTATTTTTTATTAAACATTCTTGATCATTAATATCAAGAGTACTTATTATAATGAAAGAACCTTTAATTGTATTATTATTTATAATATTTTGTACACTTTCAAAATTTAATTTATTTATACTTTGAGTTTGTCCCATTTAATTATTTTAAAATTAATATTTTATATAAAAATAAGTATTAATATAAAAATTAAAAATATTTATTAATATAAAAATATGAAAAAATCTATAATTTTATTATTATTATTATTAGGATTTTCCCATAGTTATAATTTAAATAATTATTTTACTAATTATTTTACTAATTTAACACAATTAGAAAAAGAAATAATAAAAAATTATGCATTACATTATCCTAATGCATTTGTTGTAATAAATATGTTAATTTAATATTAATTATTTTTTTCTTGCTTTTCTAGTTTTTTTATTTCTAGGTTTTTTATTTCTAGGTTTTTTATTTCTAGGTTTTTTATTTCTAGTTTTTTTATTTCTAGTTTTTTTATTTAATCCTTTTGCTTTAGCAAATACTGATTGTTTTCCTTTTGTAGTACATGCTAATACATGAATATATATTTTTTCATTTGTATCAATCATAGTATCAAGGTTAATAAAGTTAACTATTTCTTGTAATTTTATACCATGAGGATAATTTTTATCTATGTCAATAAATGAAGGATTATAATTAGATCCTTTGTATTCACATTTTTCTACACCACTTGAGTAGTTTATAGGATTTGGTTCAGTTTTTAAAGGCCATAAATATAAATCTGGAAATATTTCTCCCGGATTATAAATTTTTGCACTCTTAAATATGTTTCCATCTTTATCTTTATAATCAAATTTAAATAGAAAATTGCATATTAGATGTGGCATACAATTAGAACAATATAATATTTCACCTAAATTTGAATATGTAACTATAAAAATATTATTAGGTATTTTAAAAATCATTCCATCATCTAATCCATGTGAAGATAATACATAATTTTGTTTATCATTAAAATAATTAATATCATTAACAATTGTCATAAATAATATTATATTATGTAAATAATATAATAATATAATAATATTATTTACTATACATTTTTTATTTTTTGTTTTCTCATATTAAAATATTCATCATGTTTTAACCATCCATTAGCTGTTCTAAATCCCCATTCCTTAAAACTTTTACTTGGAATAAATAATGTCCAACAATATGGAATATTTTTATCTAATTCTACTCTATGAAATGTATTTGCAGGTGCATATCTATAACTTAATGGTGCTCTCCAAAACTTACCTTCATCTGTAAATTCCCAATAACCACCCGATAAAATTAATGTTCTAAAAGCCCATGGATGATCATGTAAATCATCTGGATCTGATTTCAAAAATTTATGTAAAAATATATTAAAAGGAAAATCTTTTCTATCTTTCAAAAATAAATAGTATCTTTCAAGATAAGGTTCATTGTCAAGTCTATCATAAATAACACGCCGTCTACCTAAATATTCCATAATTTTAACAAACATGTTATAAAACATTGCATAAAATGAATCCATAATTAGTTATAATTTATATTAATTATTTTTATTATAGGTTAAAACTAATTAATATCAATTTTTTTATATAAAATATTTGTATAATTTATTTTCTTTTTTATAAGTAATTATGTATATGCCAGATGATGTAATATATTATTTATATACAAAAATTTTAAAAGATGAAAAACATAGATTAAATAAAGATATTGTTAAAGATGCTGTACAAATTTACGGATTTAATTCAGTATACAATAGTGGTTATATAAAAAGTTTTAAATTATACTCAAAAATAGATAGAAAAATTATTGAAAAATCTAATTTATTATCTCAAAGATCCATAGATTTTATTTATACTGAGGATCCTTATAAAAATATGTAAAAATAATAAATATTTATGAAATAGTAGTAAATACAAATATATCTCTATATCCAGTTTTAACTTTTTTACTTGTTTTATTTAATTTTATTGGTGACACACTATGAAACATTTTATGGTCATTTAATACTAACATTTCACCTTCTTGTAATTGTACACTATGTACAATAGTTTTAGATTCATCATAAATATGACTAATTGCACCACTAATATTTCTACGAGTTACACAACACATTGCAATAAAATTATATCCATCTTTATGTATTCCTTCAGGTACTAAATCTATTTCATCCTCACTTTCAGTATAAACACGAATTTGATGAACTTGTATATATTTAATTTTATCATTTATAGAATTTTTTTTAAATTCATTATTAATTGTAGTTAAAAATGTATTTACAAAATATTTAAAACAGTCATCTTCTAATATTGAAGAATTTATATTTTTATATTCTCTTAAAATATCACCATTTACATTATTATAATTAGATGATTGATAAAATTTTAAATCTCCTATAATTTTAATAGAATCAATATTTTCTATATCTAATAAACTATAACCTCTTGTGCGTTTATTACTATAATTATTATCAATTTCTAAATTATAAAAAGAATTTTTTAAATTTTCCGTTACAAATCCTTTATATTTAGTATCAAAACTAAACTGAAAATTTATATTATATTTTTTAAAATAATTTAATGTTTCAATTATTTTATTAACTTCATCAAAACTATTATAATGCATTAATGAAATACGTAATACTCCATTTTTTATATTTAAATAATCTAATAATCTATTACAATAGAAAGTTCCAACATTAGTTATTATACCTAGTTCATTTAAAATTAAATTTATATTTTTAATATCATAATCTTTAAATAATATTGAATATAATGGAGTTTTTTGCATTTCATCTTTACATTCTAATACTTCTATATTTTTATTATTAATTATAAAATTATTGAATAAATTAAGCATAACTTTTTCATAATAAAATGTTTTACTATAAATAAATTCTACTAATTTTCTATCAAATTTTAATTCTTTATTAGTGTTTTTAGAATCTTCATAATTGAAAAAACGAGCAAATTCAAGTAAATATTCTTTTAATCCTAATATACTACTTGCGCATTCAAAATTTATACCACCTAATTCTAGTTTTTTATTTTCACTTTTATTTAAAAAATAATGATTAATATTATCTAAATAAATTATGCTATCTTCTTTAACATAAAGAGTAGATATACGTAAACCACAAAATTTATAAAAAGATGATACATAAAAATCTACATTATAACTAGTGACATCTATTAATCCATGTGGCATATATGCTACACCATCTACTAATACTTTAGTATTGCTGTTTTTCTTTTTTATTTCATTTGTTAAATACTTAATATCTAATACATTTCCTAAAATATTACTAACATGTGGTAAAACTACCAAACTAGTATTAATATTAACTTTTTCAAGTAAAGTATCATAATTTATTTTATATTTTTCTAAATTATTTTCACAATCATTTTCACAATCACTATTATTTTCACTATTAACTTCTAAATTCCACCAAAATATTTCTAATTTATTCTTTTTTGCTATTCTTTCAAAAGGTGATACACATGATTCATGGCTAAAATTTGGCAAAATAATTTCACCCTTATTTGTTTTTAAAAAATTTTCCATAGAATTTGATAAATTATATACTAATTGTGTACAAGACCCCCCATAAATAATATTTCCATTTTTATTACTATATAAAATATTTACAAAATCATTAATATTATCTAAATTAACTAATAAATTTTTACTTATTATACTATTACCTGTTGGTTGTGCATAAGAATTAATTAAAAAATTATTTAAATTATTTAATACTTGTTCTGGAATTTGGCTCCCTCCAGCATTATCTGCAAATATTAGATTCTTATTTTTATTTAGTGCTGGAAAGAATTTTTTCATAAATATTTATTATCTATAATATAACAATAAATATTTTTAAACTCTATTTTTATATTTTTTAAAATATTTATTTAAGATTTATTGGTAAAAAAGTTGAATTATTGCTTACACTTAATTAAGAAAAATTTTATCTTTTTTTTTGTATCTTCTTTTTTGTGTATTTTTTTTGTGTTTTCTTTTTTTGTGTGTTCTTTTTTTGTATGTTCTTTTTTTATATGTTCTTTTTTTATGTTTTCCTTCTGCAGTCATACTACTCATATTGATTTTAAAAATTTGAGGTAATGGATATTTTTCATCGGATTTTTGTTTACCAGGTAAAAAAGTAGCACCTGTATCTAAATATTCAATAGCAATAATAATAAAATTAAAAAAATGATAAAAATTATTATTTATTACCAAATTTCCATTTATTATTTCACATCTATTTATAAGTTCTTTTATCTTATCTTTTATAATTATAAGATTATTATGTATTCTTTGATAATCATAAGATTTATCTTTATCTTTTTCTAGTTCTAGTTATTTTAAATTTTTTAATTCAATATGAATATTTGATTGTATTTTAGCGATTAAATCTTCTTTTTTTATTTGTTCAAAATTTCTTTTAAATATATTTAAAAAATTTATAAACGAATGTAAAGTTGGTGAACTTTCACTAGTTTGTTTTGATATTATACTGCGCATATAAGGATCATCAATTCCTTTTTTTGATAATACTTTAATTAATACTGATCTAGATTTATTATTAATTGAATATTTCTATTTACACCAATTAATAACATCAGTATATTCTTCATCCATTTATATATATAAATATATAATTAAAAATTATTAAATTAAATCGAACTTTAAATTTAATTCAATGTAATAAGTACTTCTAAAGTTTCTTTTTTTATACTTCTTGATGCATTAATTGACAATTCTTCTCTCTTTTTTCTTGTTTTGTTCAAAGAACTACTTGAACTATTTGATATACTTGAACTATTAGAAGAATTGCTATCAGTTGAACTAATTGAAACATTTTTCATTTTATTAATACTATTACGAGTATTCATATCATCGTCTATATCTTTATAATTATCTTCTATATATTTTATTACATTATTTTCAATTGCCCATTTAAAAAAATTTAGTTGACCAATAGTTGTTTGAATAGAAGTATTAGTTTTATATGGAATGGTTATTCTCTCCCATCTACAAAATGGATCAAATCTTTTTTTACTATATGCTTTTAATTTTAATTTATAATCATTATAAACTTTAAATCTCTCATTTAATCCATTTTTTTCTATACTATAAACAGTAAAATATTTTTTAGCATAATTAGTAACAAACCAATCTACTATTCTGAGAGAAATATTAGATTGACCATTAATAATACTAAGCATATTATCTAAATTATTGTTATTATTATAATAATCCATTAATTTATTTAATAATAAATCATTTTGAGTATTAAAATTCATTAATATTTATTTAACTAATAAATATTAATTTTAAGTTAAAATCATATTTATTATATTATTAATTAGAAAATAATATTTATGATAGTTGATATTAAAACAATAGAAATAAATGAAACCAACTATAATGAAATAATTAATTTATATAATTATTTTGGTTTTAATGATAAAAAAATTTTAGATTTTAAAAATTTTAAAAGTTTAATTGAGAGATTATCTAAAAATCACAATATATATTTTTATTTAGAAAATAATAAAATAGTTGGGGCCATAACATTAATAATTGAACAAAAAATTATACATAGTGGTGGAAAAGTAGGACATATTGAAGATTTTGTTGTTTTAGATGAATATAGAAATAAAGGGATTGGAAGTTTATTATATAATTATGTAAAAATTTTATGTGAACAAAATAAATGTTATAAAATGATTTTATATTGTAATGAATTAATAGAAAATTATTATATTAAAAAAGGATTTGTAAAAAAAGGAAGTTATTTGGGATATTATTTTTAAAGTGGCGAAATTGTTACACTTAAAAAAAATATTGTTATAATATAAGTTTTTATTTAATAAATGACTGAATGTATATCTGAATATAAGTATGATATTGATGATAAAATTGAATTAGATGCTATAAGACAATTTAACAAAATTAATCTAGAAGAGATAAAAAAAAAACTCCAACATCAAGAAAATGCTATAAAAGCAGTTAACTCAGTTATACTTCTCAAAGAATGTATACAACTATATGACAAATGTTTAAAAAATATTGATGATGGAAATATTAACGACTATAATAGAAATAGAAGAGAACTAGAAGAAAAAATTAATTCATTCAAAAGTGATCAATTTATACACCATCAAGATTTTAGATTAGGCGTATTACAGGAAATATATCCTAAATATAATGAAAAAGAATTAATGCATAAAGCACAAGTTTTTCAAACAGGAGATATTATACCTTTTGAAAAATTACCACATAGATTTACTGAATTATTATCTCAATGTCCTAGTAATAGTAGAAAAAGACAAAAAATACAAAAAACTAGTGCAGAAGGAAAAACTAAAAGAAGAAAAAGAAAAAAACCAAAAAAAAAGAAATTAGAAACAAAGAAAAAAATTGATTTTAAAAAACTTAGAAAACATATTACTCAAAGGTTAAAACCTAGATTTAAATTTAAAAGAAGTAAAACTAGAAATAATAAATAATGACAACTATTGCTGAAGATTTTTGTATGGAATGTGATGACCAATATGCAAATGAATGTGCTAACGAATGTACAAATGAATGTAATGACATGTGTTGTTTGACAGATTCAATGAATACTTTAAATTTTAATAATAATATTAATACTATTGTTATTGCAAAACTAGCAGAAAAATTAACGAGGGAAATGAATTATAGTAAGACATTTATCAAAGAAAAAAAAGGTTATATGATAAATATAGACTTACCAGAGTGGTTTTATGATTTAGATATCAAATATCAAACTATATTATTTAAACTTATTCAACCTGTATTAAATCATTATATTGTACAAGAAAATGATAATGAATAAAACCAAAATAGTAAAATAAAATTGATAATTATAATATTTTTTTATTATTTAAAAATATACTATAAATTACTAATAATGACTTATAATATGGATGATGAAGAATATAAGACTTATATTAGTTCAATTATTAATAGGTTAATTGATGAAAAACGTGTTTATCAAGAAATTAAGAAAAGTAGTAATTCAAATAAAATTAAAATTAAGATTTTAATTAGTCATTGTGAGTGGTATGATGAATTAGATGATGATACCAAATATAATGTAGAATATAATTTAATAAAATTATATAACCCAACTATTGTCGAAAATATACAAGAGTTTATAAAAGATAATAAAAATACAGAAGAAAATATTGAAACATTTAATCATACTTCAAAGCGTTTAAAAGTTGATTAATTAAAATTGATAATAATATATTTTTAAAATTTTTTTTAAAAATATGTTAAATGTATATGAATTACAATGGGGTGGACCATCAATATGTGATGATCAAGGTCATGGGTTATGGATTAATAAATATAAAATAGCTATACATTTACCAACTTTAAAAGAAAGATTTAATATTATTCA